CCTGCCGTACATCAACGCATCAGTGTGACCCAACGGGGCCTCAACATCCAGGTTGTTGGCCTTCCACCAATCCCACAACTCCGCGTCAGCCTCATCCGCGCCGCCCATCCTGAAACCCTCAAGTTCCTGACGTTCAGCAATCGAATCGACATACAGACGCGGATAACCCACATGCGACAACAACTTTCGCATCTCGGGCGGCACCGCCACACCGATAGCGTCCGGGCGGCGTTCCGCGTCGTAATACGCTTTCGCGTCCTTCAAGCCAGCCTGACGCTGCTCGAAGGCGTTAATCATTTCGTCGCGTACCTTCTCGACATCCTGCGCCATTACGAAACCACCACCGCTCGGCGTGTCCTAGCGTTTCTACTCATCAGATAGTCCTGTCTGCCACCGAAAGCCAAAACCGCGCACACGGCTGCGTCAATCTTGCGACTCGAATCCTTCGATGCCTTACGGATCGAAATAGCATCAAAATTGGTGGGATACCTGCGTGCGTTCAACACATGCTGACGCAACGTCAGGTTGCCGTCATGGCGAACCTCACCCTCCAAAACCGCATCCAAAAATCGTTCACAGTCCAACGCGAAACGCTTCGTGTTGCCCCGCATATCAAACGCCACAGGGTTATTCGGGGAAGCCTTAACCTTCAACTGCTTCCGGTAATCCCTCGACCACTGATCGACATACGCCTCGAACTCCTTGACATCCGCCCGGAACGCAACCACATCGAACTTCTCGAAACAGGAACGGACAGCAGCATCCACGTCCTCGCGGGGAACCTCACCACCGTGCTTCACCGGGTTCCAAGCCCCGATCAGGAACAGCTTCGCGTCATCCAGCCTGCACGCCACCAAAGCTGTCCAGTCATTGGACTTCGACCCGTCAAACCCCAACGTGATCCGGTCACCCTTCTCCAAGGGCCGCTCAACATCCGAACAGGCATCCCACTCATACGGTGCGATCCAAGAATCCTCAGATGCGTTGACCTGATTCAAAAACTTTCTACGAGACTCAGTGATCGGGTTACGAACATCCAGAACCGACTCAATGATCGAATCGACCGGCAGCCACACCGAATCACCACGGGCTATCTCAATGCCCTCACGGAGCTTCGCCACACCCGCCGCGTAACCGTCCGGGTCTTCCCGCTCAGACGGTATCTCCGACACAGGGGTGTCGGCTGGCGCTTCGAGTGCGTCGTACAGGGTGCCGACATCGACAGCCTGACCTGAATGCACAGCCTGCCAAGCGTCGTAGTCCCGTTCCGCAACGGAATCATCACCGGGGATGTGCGCGTTGCAGATCGACAGAATCCGGGCACCCGGAATCTTCGTGACGTTCCCCTCAATGACACCGGCAAGTTCATGCCCGTCATTGGAGTCCACCCACCACTGCGTTTCGTTACGGATCACCAGGGTGGGGCGGTTACCCTCCATCGAATGGGGGGAGGAGGTGACAGCTTCAATCCTGCCGCCAGCCTCCGAATAGATGATCGTCTTATTGACCTCAAGGCTGTAGTCCTCTTTCAGTTGGGAGGACACCATCACCGGGAACAAACTCATTGTGTTCTTCGTCTGTTCCTGGGACACCGCGACGATCTGAATCCACGCGGCGTGCCTAGGCTTACCCACAGCCTCTGTGCCTGCGAAGTGGCTGAAAGCTACGGGGCCGCACAACTCCACCAGCGACAACGCAGCCGCTAACGGGTCTTTACCGTGCCCCTTCATACGCCGGAACACACCGTTACGGTGGCTGTACCTGCCGTCCTCATCGACGGCGAACCACCACAACACCCAGCGGGCCTGCTCCAAGGTGGGTAAGAAAGCTTCGCCAGCGTTCTCCCCACCGGGGGTCTTCACATACGTCGCCCACCAGTTCAACACACCCCAACCAAGGGTGCGCTCGGGTAGATGCCATGCCCCGTCAACGGTTTTCCGCCAGGTAGGGCCGATCAGATGTGGTGGTGCCGGGAGTAGTTCTGTTTCACCCACCCCCGACACCTCCTCATCGTTTAACTCTGGAACGGCATTACAGCACGTTCGACCAATGGAACCTGTATGTGGAGTGACCGTTGGACAGCACCATGTGATCCCCGACTAACTCCAAATGCCCATCCAGGGACACGGACTCACCGTTCGTCAACAACACCGTGTGCAGCACCGCACAGCACTAGAACAGGGTGCTGTCGAACAGTTTCCAAATCCCGAACCAGATACCGGACGCTGCGAACGTCGCCAACGCAAACCGGAAAGGTGTCCACTGCATAACAAAACCTCCTAGGCGATAGGCAGCAGCGCCATACGCACCACAGCCGAAACAAGTAGAAACGCTGCCAAACCGCCCAAAGCCAGTTGCACCTTCGGGTTTCCGAACTTTGTTGCCACACTGCCGAAAAACAGCACCAACGCGAACAGAATGGTCATCAACGTGTACTGGCTAGCCAACTCACCGGAGATGCTGGACTTGGCCAACAACTCCTCAGCTTTCAAAGCCAGTTGCTCGGACTTCTCCTGGCCAGGCGGCACATACGAGTCCAACGCCAACGGTGTGCCCTTCGGCAGTTTCTCGTCAGCGGGATCGACAGCACCCAGCCACGTTTCCTGCGCCTCATCCAACTCAGGCGAGAACCGTTCAACGATGAACGTGGCGAAATCATCGCGGCCAAGCAGGATCGCTTTCTGCCACTCAATCCACACCGACGCATCCACGCTGGTCTGTTCTGCGCCACGCGCAGCCCAACGGCTTGAGTCCGCACGAAGCACCGTGGACTCCGACACCAAACCCGACGATTTACCGCCCCAGTTACTTGACTGGAACGAAGCCCAGGTGGCTGCGATAGCGGCGACCGCCATGATGATCGCCAACGTGTTCTCATACCAGCGTTGCCTGCGCTCCGGAACCGTTTCGGCGTGATCTTTCGGGGGTGCGGCGAGCAGAAACTCTTTCACCGACCGCCAATTCACCCGGCGCATCAGTCCACCTTCAGACGCATCATGAAAGACAGCAGCGTGGTGATCGCGGTTTTAACCAACAGGATGCCCATGATTTTCCACTGCTCAGGGTCAGTGAAATCGAAGTTGTCTTGGGTCATCATGCCCAGCGTTGTAGTCGCCGCGAAACCGATATCGACTGCCAGGTTTTGCAGCAGGGTGCGTTTCGTGGACGCACCGAACTGCATTTCACCCTCAATCTCATTCGGCGCTTTGACAGTCACCTTCTCCCCGGAAACCGCTTTAGCGATAGCTTTTTTTGCGTTGGCCTGCATTTCCGGGGTGCCGGTCTTGATGCTTTCAGCGACAGCTTGCTTGATAGCGTCCTGCAAGCTCTGGCCGACATCAACCCTCACCGACTCCCCGGTCTGCGGATTAACCGCTTTCAACGCGGGCGGCTGATACGGCGGCACCGGGGCCGGGGTGTAGGTGTAACCCGGCTGCTGCACGTCGTATTGCATCTGCTGAGGTGCCGGGGGTGCCACCGGTCCGGGTGGCGGCGGGGCGGGCCGTGGGGGTGGCGGGCCAGGTTGGCTCTCCCACGGCATCAAGGTAATTCCTCCTAGAAACTGTTACGAGTTTCCTCATAAATCGTGCGGGCATCCACACCCGCACGCATCGCAAGCTCGAACACCAAACGCTGAGTCAACAAACCCTCAGCCCGAATGTTCAACAACGATCCCTCGACGTTCTCCGGGTTGGAGTGGTGTCGGGGCAGACCGGTCAGCGGAGTAGCCGCGCCAGGTGCGGGTACATCCACAGCGGCGGCAGGGGCAGCAGCAGGTTCCTCTCTAGGAACGAACTGATCTGCGACCTGTAATGCTTTGTGGTACCGCTGAACCCGATCATCGAACCCGTGCAGTCCACCGTTAATGAGGCGGCACACCTGTTCATGATCCTCACGATCCGCAGCATCATTGATCTGCGAACCCCTCGCAACCGTCCAATACCAAGCCGTCCCAAGGAACGCGAACGTATCCCCACCCAACTCATGCGGGTTATCCACAAAATACGTCGGTGTCGGAACGTAGTTGTGCTTATACGCCCACTCACTGACCTGTCGATGGTTTTCCCGGCCTGTAATCTGGATAGGTCCGTGACCCTTGTAGCGCATACCGTCACCAGGCTGGATGTTGCCAAGATCAGCGCGACCCTCATAAGCGGACCCATCAGCAATCTCCTCCATGTAACGAAGACCAGCCGACTCATGCCCAATCTGGGCGAACCACTGGGCGACACGTTTCGGGTTGGTGCATTGCGACTGCCGCAACGCATCTTTCACCGCAGGCACCAAAGCCCGGTACCGGTCAATGCCCAAAGAACCACCCATCGCAATGGACAGAGCCTCAGCTTCATCCAGGGCGGCGGCAGGCCCAGGCAGGACCGGAACACCCGCAGGCTCGGCGTGACCGTAGACGTACCCCTTCGGGGGGATCAGAGTCGCGCACTGATCGTGCGTAACCCAATACACCGTTGGCTGGAAACCGGAGTCCACGATCAGCATGTGCTTCGTGCCGTTATCGTCCTCAGCCACACCGAAACACGTCACATAATGGTAGACAGTGCCACCACCATACGAGGGATTCCTGACCTGCCCGTCAATCGGGGAAGGGCGTGATGCACGCGGATAGTTCGACATCGGGGCCACAAAGTTCATCAAACACGGTGCCCCGGCATGAACGATGGAGCCGAACACGTCATCCCACAACTTCTGCTTCTGCTGCGGGGTAGCCGGATCGTTAGGCATTTCCTGCAAACGCCAATCCATATGATGTGCCCGCTGCTGCAACACATCCTTGATCTGGCCAATCCAGTCCGTACCGTTCTCGGTGGTGCGGCAGGCCATAGCCAACTCCCACTCATCAGCCGGGATACCCAGCGAAATGAGAATGTTCTCCGCAGACCCAGGCCCGCAGTGGAAGATGGTTTGCTGGCCGATAACATCTAGTGGCGGGAGATTCAGAATCTTCTCGAACGCCATAGTTATTCGCCCTCAACAACCTCGACAGGTTGGACACCCACAACCGCTTCGGCTTCACGCAGCACCGCAGCCAAAGCGTTGGCCCTGGCTGAATCAGTCGGGTCATCAACCACAACCTCATCAGCCCTAGCCGACCACGCCACCCGAACCTCGTCAGCGATTTCCG